GATTAATAATGTCTTTCATGGCTTTGGCGTGTGTTTCACCTACTGTGTTAGGTTCGTAGTTTTTATTAATAAACTGGTAAATATCTTCTAAAGAATTGATAGAAATTTGACCTGCTTTTTTGGGGTCATTTTTAGCTATTTCTTCATCTACAGCGCTAATAATTGGGGCTAATTTACGCTTAACTGTAGGAGTTTGCTCATCAATATAAGCCTTTAATGGCGCATAGCCTACTGGTTGTTGTGTTTCTCCAGCATCTCTAGCGGCAGTATAAGCAGCGTTAATTTCGGTTTTAGCTTTGTTTGCAGCGCCTACTAAAGCCTTGTCTACTACTCGACCAGTTTCACGCAAACCATAGGTTTCTTTGCCTGTTGCGTCTACAAATGCGTCAAAGTTTTGCAAAATAGCGTCATTACGCTTGGCTTGAGCTTCTACTAAAGGCTTGCCTAATTCTGGGAAATTCTTAGGCGTTTCAATTTCAAACTTTTGCTGACCTAAATCACGCAATGCTTGACCTTTGCTTAACTCTACAGGCACACGCAACTGTTGAGCCATTTGCGCTCTTACAGCAGCTTCTGGCACTTCAGCAGCACCAACGCCAGCCATTATTGGCGCTTCTTTGCGTAATGCTTGTGCCATTGTATTAACAACTGGTTTAGCAGTTTGCATGGCTTGACTAATTGCTGGTCTAGCCATTTGAGTAGCTTGCTGCATTGATGGAATCATGCCAATATTGCCGGTATAAGGAGGCAACTTAGATGCTTCTAGTGCGCCACCAATGGATTCCAAAGCACCTACAGAAGCAGGTGATGTTGGTTGGAATTGAGTAGCTTGTCTTGCTTGTCTGTAAAAAACATCCCTAGATTCGCCAGTAGGCATTTTACCTTGAGATATATCCTCTACAGCACCTCTACCAAGACCATAAATCATTGAAGCAGGTTGCGAAACTATGCCAGTACCAATGGTAGCTGGCACTTCATACAAAGCCTTTAACTTGTCCATCATTGAAGTTTTTGGTTCTTCAATAGGCATTTGTTTTGGCATTTGACTAGCCACTAATGGCACATCAGGCTGTATTGTTGTTGATGTAGGGGCAACAGAACCAGCTAATTTAGCTTGTAATTGTGCTTTAGTTACCCCTTCAGGTACATCTTTAACAAGAGTGCCATCTGGCATTAAAACATCCATGTCTTGTCCTTATGGCAAATCGTTAAAATTAACTACTTTTTTAGCGCCACCTATTTCAAGTTTTGGCTCTGGAGTTTGTCTAATAATATTAGCACCTGGGCCAGCTTGTACTTCTAAAGATTTAATAGCAGTTTCTCTAGCGTGTTGTTTTTGACGAATTACGCTGTCGCTATCACCTGGTTGTGGGAAGTATTTTTGTGACTCATTATAGAATTCTGAAGGGCTAATAGAAGCGCCAGACTCTTTACGCAATACAGCAGTTACAAAGTTTCTGCGAGCTTGGTCAGTAGCTTGTTGAGCTTGATTAGGGCCGCCCAATGCGCTTGGCAATACATTCATTGCCGCATGAGTGCTTTGCTCAAGTTTTTCACCAATAAACGGTGTCATTCCTAATGTGCCAGCAACAGTAGACCTAAATACTCCTGTGTCTTTTGTTCCACTTTTTTCTAATTGGCTAAGTAAAGAATTCGCTTCTTTTGCTCTTACACCAAAACCAGTAGCATTTCCTTGTGATTCAGTTAATTTTGCTCCGCTTAATTCTTGAGCAAGTTTTTCTTTTTCTAAACCAAGTCTTGCACCTTCTAAACCAAGGCGCTGACGGTCAATGTCAAGTCTAGCTTGTTGCTCTGGAGTAATTTCTCTAGACCAATCGCTAAATGACTTAGTGCCACCTTCTTTTTTGTAGGTGTCGTATTCAATTAGTTTTTCAGTTTTCTTAGGCAACAAGTTTTGCATTAAAGGTGCAGCTAATGTTTGAGCTTGTGGGCTTTGTGCGGTTAATGCTTTTGCCATTGCTGCTTGGGGGTTAGCTTCAAAAGCAGGGTATTGAATACTTGGTGCAACACCATTGTAAGCAGGGCCAGCCAATTCTTGACTTGGCAACGCTTGTCTACCTTGAGATAAAGTTAAAATGTCATTTACTTCATTTAAACCTTGTTCACGCAATGCTTTTGCCAAAGCTAATTCTTTAGCATCAAGATTTTCATTAGCTTTTGTACCTGCATAAGTGCTGTATAACTTAGCTAAATATTCCATTGGGTTTGGAGGCACATAAACACCACCAGCAACAGTTTGTCCTTGTGGAGTCTGTAAACCTTGAGATGTAAGTAAATCAGCAATTTTACGCTGACGGCTTAATTCCAATATTTCAGGATTTTGTGGGTTAAACATTTCTGCCATGATTTTTAACCTTAATATGGAGTGCTGTAATCAGTTACTTTTGCTGGTACTCTACCTGGTGACATTAATCCAGCAGCTCCTAAATTAAACAATCCACTTGTAAATGAATTTTGATAAGCATTTTGAGCATTAGCGTTAGCCAAATTACCTTGATAAGTATTTTGTGCCGCACCAGAATAATTAGTAGGGCCAACAGTTGCATAAGAAGCAAATGAAGGTGAAGCTAAACCTTTAAGAGCAGCAGCTTGTTGGTATGGCAACATAGATTGTGCCAAAGCCTGATTAAAGCCTTGGTTTTGTGCTTGCATACCAAGACCTTGATTAGCTAATTGCTGGTTATAAGCAGTAGCGTTATTAACTTGGTTAGCACCTAATTGAGTATTAGCAATGTTAAAGTTTTGACCAAACTGTTGTGCATTAGCAGCTAATCCAGTATTCATGCCGCCAACAATAGCGCTAGTTAATGCGTCATTTTGGTTTTGAGCCAATAATGTTTTGGCAGTTTTGTAAGCCTCAGAGCCAGGCATAATGCCTTGGTTTGCTAGTTGTGCGTCAGAAGCCTGTGTTTGACGCTCTAAACTAGGTTGTAAGCGTTGCATAATGGCATCGCTGTATGTTTGCCCAGGGTTAATGCCATAGGAAGGCAAAGCATTAGCACCTAATTGGCTGGTATTTAATTGAAATCTTGGGTCATTAGGATTTAATTGTTGCTGGTTTAATGTAGAGCCATAATAATTCTGTGATGCCATGTTTCCATCTTGGAATTGTGGCGCATTAAAATTTTGGCCCAACTGGCTCATATTGCTATTAATAGCAGATTGCAGTTGTGGGTTTAATGTTTGGTTTTGAGTCCAAGTAGGGTTACCATATTGGTCTACCCCAGTTTGTGAATAGTTCAATGAACCATAGGGGTTTGACTGATTTAAACGGTTTGCCGCCAAATCAGAAGCAGAAGTTTGTTGGGCTGCGCCTGTATAGTTAGGTGTATCAACCGTTTTAGGGCCTCCACCAAGCAAAGAATTTCCAAGACCAGCTCCAATGGCTGCTCCTGCTGGGCCTCCAAGCATAAAACCAGCAGCACCGCCACCGATAGTTCCTAATGTACTTCCAAGTCCTCCACCGCCACCCATGTCATTCTCCTTTTAGAGGTGTTTTAATGTCGAGCCATCGACAATTTTCACGCCTCATTGCTAATATCACTAAATCCCCATCAATATGAGCATCTTCGATATACGCTTTATCTTTGAAACCAAGGTGTCGGTCTAATTTCAGCGCTTCTTCATTCGTAGAAGCAACTGACGCTAGTATAACCTTTACTTTCAATATGTTAAAGGGGTAATCGAAACACGCCCACAACAAATCTTTATTAATCCAATTAGGCACTATGGCGGCTGTGTGCATCATGCAGGACTTGTCCAATATGTTGTCAAACGCCACTACTGCCTTTACTTCACCATCTATTTCCTGCCCTATAAAGGTGGCATAAGGGCTAAATTGCATCCCTAAAACCCCTGTAATCCACCCTCTGAGGTGTTCTTGGTTATCAGTAACCACACGCCTCAAAGGACTCCACCTCGCTCCATTACATAGTCACTAGACACCCAATGCACATCAATACCTTGGGTAGCCACTTTCATTACAATGCCGCCAGAGTAGCCAATGCCGGTAACGCCTTGCCATAGCTTAGTAAGAGCTAAATCACCGCCCCAAACTTGGTTATCCCATGTGGCATTGTCCCAAGTGCCTAAAGTCGTGCTAACAGCGTTATAACTGACTGCACCAAGGCTGTTTTGGGCATCAAAGTCAGTATTTACCCCTACATTTATGCCTGGCAAACCATTGTCAGTTTGGAAAATAGGGCGAACCATAGTAAAGCGTTTTAATTGCCCTGGGCTGTCAAAATAGCTATAAGCCTGTTGTACTTGGGCATTAATATTGTTTCCAGCGTCAGAATAGCCATTCCAAAACTGGGCTACATAACCATTTCCACCAAAGTAAATATTGTCAAAATTCATTTCCCAGCAAGTAGCTGAAATGTCAGAAAAGCTACACCAAGCCTTAGAAATGGTGTGCATACAATATTGTTGTATTCCCTCTGTGGAAGGCACATTAATAATCAACATATTTTCTCTAGCAAAATAAATAACTTGCCAGCCAAAATTGGTTGAATAAAGACTTATTTCTCGTGAAATTTCGTAGTAAATTTTGTCAGTAATATTAACTCTAGGGTCTAAGCGGCTAGACTGCAATGCAGCAGCTAATGGCGCTAAACCGTCTTGAGTAAGTAATAAAAGGTCGCCAGCAAACTTTAAAAAGCATCTACGGTTAAATGTTTGACCTAATTGCCAAATACCTTCTAATGACCATGTGGTTGAGCTAGAAGGGTTTGTGCCTGTATATACAATGACTTCGCCATTATTTGTTACCCAGACTGCATAGTCATCAGCGCCTTGACCAGCGTCAATAGTCCAAGTACCCATAGCTTGCAAATAACCACCGTTTCTTGCATAGCCGCCAAAATCTAGTTGCACCGCAGCACCAGCTACTGAGCCTACCGGTAAATACCAAGCTCTAAGACTTCCTGTTTCAACAAAGAAAAGAAAGTTTTTAAATAGGTTTACATGGACTAATTTGCTTGAGTCTACGCCTGTAATAGCGTAATTAATGGTATATGTGCCTACAACAGTAGCGTCATTGGCAGGGGCAGAGGCCATTGTGTAAGTAAATGTACTATTACCTGTTTTGGTAATTAAATAAGTACCATTAAATTGTGTTGGCGTTGCACCTGTGACTACAATTTGGTTACCAGTTATTAGCCCATGTGGAGAAGCAGTAGTAACAGTAGCGGTTAAATTGCCTGTGCCACCTCTAGTAATGGTGCTAATTGTTTGTGCAGTTGCTGTAGAGGCATATTTAATCCAATTTGTGCCGTCATAAAGCATTGCAGGGTCTACACCATTACAGCAAACAAGGAAATGGTTGCCACCAGTTGTGGATATATTGACATGCTGCCATTTGTCGTTAGACAAGCCAGTTACTTTAGAAACGGCTGTAGAAGCAGAAGCGTCATATAAAGTTGTGCCAGCAACAGCAAATAGTTTTTGGG